TGGTGCAAACGGCACAAGCGGTTCAAGTGGCACCAGTGGAGCCAACGGAGCTGGTGGAGCAACCGGAGCAGCCGGAACCAGCGGTTCAAGTGGCACCAGCGGCAGCAGCGGCAGCAGAGGTTCAAGCGGAACCAGTGGAGCCAACGGAGCAAACGGTACAAGCGGTTCAAGTGGCACCAGTGGAGCCAACGGAGCCAACGGATCAAGCGGTTCAAGTGGCACCAGTGGAGCCAACGGAGCTGGTGGAGCAACCGGAGCAACCGGAGCAGCCGGAACCAGCGGTTCAAGTGGCACCAGCGGCAGCAGCGGCAGCAGAGGTTCAAGTGGAACCAGTGGTGCAAACGGAGCCAACGGCACAAGTGGTTCAAGTGGCACCAGTGGAGCCAACGGAGCCAACGGAGCAAACGGCACAAGCGGTTCAAGTGGCACCAGTGGAGCCAACGGAGCTGGTGGAGCAACCGGAGCAACCGGAGCAGCCGGAACCAGCGGTTCAAGTGGCAGCAGCGGAGCTGGCACCATATCTGGCGGCACAGCAAGTTATGTAGCAAGATTTACTGGTGCAACAACATTATCAACTGGTGTATTATATGACAATGCTACAAATGTTGGTATATCTAAAACAACACCAAATGCTAAATTGGATGTTAATGGAAATACAATTATAACAGGTTCATTGGCCGTGACTGGTGACATTACTGCTATAGGTAATGTTACTGCATATTTTTCTGATGATCGTCTTAAAAATAATCTTGGTAATATTCCAGATTCACTAAATAAAGTATTGTCTCTTAATGGATTTTATTTTGAGCCAAATCAAACTGCACTAGATTTTGGTTATACAAAACAAAAAGAAGTGGGTGTATCTGCTCAACAAGTACAAGCAATATTACCAGAAATTATTGCAGCTGCTCCAATTGATCCAATATATATGACAGTAAGATATGAAAAACTTATTCCACTACTTATTGAAGCTATCAAAGAACAAAATTCTATGATAGTAGATTTGCAGCAAAAAATAAATAGATTATAAAAATAATAGAAAAAATAAATCTATCGTATGTATTGTAAATTTACAAATACAAATATAGTTATATATAAGCGTTAAATATTAGCGGCGTTAAAAAACTAAAACAAAAAACACATCAAAACATCATGCCAGACATACCAGGAATCTCAAATACACCACCAACACCAGAACAAATTGCAGAAGCTCGTGCCAATGCATTAGCTGCCAGTCATCCAGCATCATGGGTATGGGACGAAACTGCTGTCAGCTTTGTGCCACCTGTGGCATGGCCAACTGATGGACTGCCTAAGCTATGGGACGAAGCTTCACAATCATTCATACCATTTCCAGGATTTCCAACAACCAGCTAAAAATAATATACAATAGCGGTTATATATAAATATACATGGCACTACCAGCATCAGGTCCAATTTCAATGAGTATGGTAAATACCGAACTGGGGTATTCAGCCACTGCTGTAATAACATTAAATGATGCAGCAGTAAGAACTTTATTTAATAAATCAAGTGGTGCAATATCTTTGAGTGATGGATATGGAAAAAGTGCTGCAATAGTTTATGCATATGAAGGAGTAATAGACACAATTGGATACAGAGCGTTTGGTAGATATTTTGATGGTCTAGGTCAAAATGAAAACATCGGTGCCTGCGAGCTTACTACTGATGATAACTGCGGTTGTTGTGGTAATCCCGATGAGTATGGCCAGTGTATCTGCGAGCATCCCACCGGCTTATTTGCCGCGATTTATTTGGAGAATTTTGGTGGTACCAATACCAGTGGGTATTATACAACAGATGCAGGAATAAGTTCCGGTTTTGTTAGTTTTGGTGCCGGTGGCGACGCCGCACCCGGTGGTCAGGACTGCGTAGATTGCGACGGTGGCGCATACGGAAGCGCGGGCGCTTGGTATCTTGCAAATGCTAGTTATGGACGTTCGATGCAGATTGGAGTAAAGAAAAATGGCACGCTATGGTCTTGGGGTAGCAACTTGTATGGCCAGTTGGGGCAAGGAAACGGTGTAAATCGCAGCACTCCAACCCAAATTGGCGCTGGAACAACCTGGAGATCGGTCAGTGTGTCTGGGCTTGGATATCACGTATTGGCGACAAAAACTGACGGCACATTGTGGGCGTGGGGCTATAACGCAAATGGTCAGCTGGGTGACGGAACAACTGCGAACAAAAGCAGTCCAGTTCAAATTGGTGCTGGAACCAATTGGGCAACAGTAATTGCGAGCAACACCGGCAACAACTCATTTGCGATAAAAACTGACGGCACATTGTGGGCTTGGGGGAACGGTGGTTACGGCGTATTGGGGTTAGGAGACACAACAAGTCGCAGCAGTCCAACCCAAGTTGGCACCCTAACCAATTGGGCGAAATTAAGTTCGGGCGGATTTACCGGTACCACACATGCTATAAAAACAGATGGCACATTGTGGAGTTGGGGGTATGGCGCGTACGGTGATTTGGGCAACGGCTTGACCGTGGACAAAAGCAGTCCAATTCAAGTTGGTGCCGGAACCAGTTGGAACTCCGTTGAAGCGGGGGGCTACTATGGACCGCGTGCGATAAAAACTGATGGCACGCTATGGGGCTGGGGTGGTATTACATACGGAGTCAATCCCGCTACGACTGTCAGTTCTCCTGTGCAAATGAGTTCAAATACTTTTCACAAAGCCTTAATGATTGATTCGACGTCTGATTTTTATCCAACTATAAACGGTGTTTCGGGATATCCGGTGATTACAACATCCGGAAATGTGGTATTTTATAACAGTTACGGCACCACTACATACAGCACCATTTACAGCGGTGGGAGTGCAACCAAATTAATTCGGCAAAACCCAGGACTCGGTTTTTATCTTATAAAAGACGTAGTGTAAGATATGATCTAACAGCAGCTAATTATTCAACATAACATAATTACTTATATACATTATTAATTTTATGCCAAGCCCATACTATGACACAGAAGCAGGTACACCAATTGGTGAAGTTCGCAATGAAATTTTCAATAAATATGGAAATGCTGCATACGAATCTTCTCAATATGGTTGGCATCATGAACATATCAGCAACACAGAAACAAAGATGTATAATCTTGTTCAAGCAGACACTGTGAAATTTTTAATTGCTACAATAAAATATCCTATTATAGATATGCGACCAATAAATCCAATCACAAAAGCATTGATGTTTCCAGATACGCCAGAAATGTTGGGCGTTGATACACAAAATCCAATATCAATTGATCTACAATGGATAGATGCTAATATACCATTTATTGGAAAAGATGAATGTGACAAACAAGGTATAACTTATACTTTGTAATTGCTCAAATCTTTCTTTAGTTGCTCAAACGGAGCGTTCCAATTGTTATATTCTGTTTGGCGATATAATGTCACACCATCATACCAAGGACTTTTGTTTCCTGGTAATACCCACATATAATATGACAACGCAGGTACAATTATCCATGTTGGTTTGCCCATAGCAGCAGACAAATGAGCCACAGATGTACAAGATGTTATTATCAAGTCTAGTCCAGATATAATTTCAGCAGTGTCACGCCATGTTTTCATTTCATATCTCAAATCTATAAATTGTCCAGTGCTCAACAAATCATCATCTCTTTGCAAACTATAAAATGAAAATTGTTTTAGTTCAGTCAATTCAAGCATATGTTTTGTTGGAAATCGACGATGTTGTTCATGCTCAAATTTTGGACTGCCTGCCCAACGCAATCCCACTTTGATTTTATTGTGTTTGTTGGGTAAATATTTTGGTGAAAAATAATTTAAATATGGTTTGCCGCTCAAATCATTATATTCATATTTTAGAGCATATGGAGCTGACATAGCTTGTACCCAATAATCATAATGACTATGAACACAAACATTCTTGTCTATCACAGCAGATACATATGGTATGTTCTTAAATATTGGATACAATTCTTTGTTGCATCCCAATAATACTTTTGCGCCACGCTCATGAAAATCTTTGACAAATCTCACGTTAATAATTTCATCACCCAAACCTCCTTCGCCATGAAACAACAAAGTTTTGTCTTTTAGTGACTGACCATTGTATAATGTGCCATATGGATTTTTTGCACCACCAAATCCATCGAAAATTCTACCAGAGTTTAATCCTTCATAGCCTTTGAATAAATTGCCGCGCCGCATGTTGTGCCAACCCAAATTAAATCTTACTCTAGGATCATTGTCGCCAAGACTAGATAGTATTTTTTCAGAACCATCCAGATCTCCTTTGACAGACAATGCAAATGCTGCATCAAGTCCTTCATTTTGTCTTTTGAATTCTGTTTCGTTCATTTTTGTATCATTAGACATATTTATGCTTGACAAGTCAATCACAATATGATGAATTTAAAGAAATTATGAAACTAGATATTATTATAAAAACATGTGATGTAAAAAATATGCATGGTTCAACACAAGAACGTTTTTGCAAAACTGACAAACTAACTCTAATAAAAAAATGTTTATCCAGCATTGTGATTGCATCGAACAATCGTCCATATGAAACCAAACTGACTGTGGTTGATGATGGTAGTTCAACAGAAACAATAAATTCCATTGCAAAAATTCTACAAGCTAGTCAGCACAAAGTTGAAATGATTTGTCGTCAAAATAACAACTATAATGATGCCACACTGCAATATTTTCAGTTGGCCAGAGACAGTGAAGCAACATTGGTGTATCTGGTTGAAGATGATTATTTGCATCTTCCAATGATGTTGGGAGAAATGGAGGGTTTTTATAATCTCGCGTTTGAACAACTTGGTCAGAAAAAAGACATAGTTATTCATCCATTTGATGATCCTGCTAATTATATATCACCCAGAAACATAGCACCATGCAATGTGGTTTTGGGAAAAAACAAACATTGGCGTACAAATTATTATACCACTTGCACATTTTTTACAACACCAGGCGTAATTAGACGCGGATGGGAACATTTTGAGAATTTTGCTAACAATTATGGATCTAATCCCGAAATTTGTGAAGATTCAACCATCAACCAAGTATGGCAACAACCAAACATACAATTATTTACTCCATTAACAAGCCTCGCTTTGCATATGCAATTTGAAGAAAACAGAGATCGTTTAATAAATTGGAAACAACTATGGGACTTGATTCCTGAGCTATGAGTGCAATAGAAAATCTGCGGCGTGCCGCCAACCCAAATACACCAGAAAATGTTGCATTGATAAATCGCATTGCATCGCATGTTATGCGACAAAATGAGAATACATTGTATAAAGACAACGATGTTGATAAAGAGATAATATGTCAACACCTATATAAGAAAATAGAAGATACAAGAAATACACCAGACCAAATATATCGCACTGGGAAAAATCTGATATACTATTCAGTATTTTTGTCTGATGAATATCTACAAATGTTGGAATGGTCTCTCAATAGTATTTTTCACAACACAGAAACAATCAACTTTGATGTGTTGTTTATCACAGACGAAAAGTTCAAACAAGAATTATTGAAAAAACCTATACTACAAAAGTTCAATTGTTATTTTCATATAATAGATACTCCAGAAGACGGAGTAGAAGCATCATTTAATAAATTGTGCATATATGATTATCATAGAATAAATGAGTATGAAAAGATATTGTTTTTGGATGCGGACATAATGTGTATCAAAGACATCAATACGATTTTTAGTTATGATTTGACGCCAGAAAAACTAAATACAAAATCAAATGGTTCAATCTCGTCACATACATCTGCTACTAACGGTTTGATGTATCTTACATACAAAGACGCAAAGTTTATTGACGAAAATACAAACGTTATATCATTCAATGCTGGTCAATTTTTATTTTTGAACTCACATCGCATGAAATTGCATTTTGAAAATGTACGATGGTTGAAAAACGTGTGGCCTGGAATATATTTCTTTGAACAATCGTTCATGAACCATTATTTTGCGCTCAATGATTTGACCGACCAAATACCTTTGCTTGAGCCCATACACATAATGGTTTTATACCCACCGCAACTAAAAAACCCAGAAAAAACGCGTGTGAACGTGGTTGTTACGGGCGCGACGAATAGCAAATATGCTCCGGTTTTGATGTCACAGTCCGTCGGCCAGTTGGATTATAGTAAAAAACATACAGACGCTACGGTGTTGATACATTTTGCCGGTTATCCTCTCAACGGTGCAATAAAATTGGAGTATATTCAAACTTACGCAACAACGCATCAATTATTTATATATTAACGTCATGCCTATCAGTCATTATTATTACAAAACTTTAATTATAGCATATGAACAATGAACCAGAAGTAAAAATGAACAACAATCCAATCAGCCTCATGTTCAATTTGAGCGAGTCTGTATTGAAATCTTTAGAAGGTATGGCAAAAAATGGCGTACTTATGGCAACAGAAGAAAAAGCACAATCTCGTATGCAGATATGTTCAACTTGCACTTGTTTTGAAGTAGCATCGGCACGCTGCAAACTTTGTGGATGTTTTATGACCACCAAAGTGAGATTGGATGCCAGCAAGTGTCCAGCCAATAAATGGTAAATTTTTAATTATTATAATAATGTTTTAGGTCTTGAGTTTAATATATATAATAATATGATCTTGATACAAACGCGGTAAAATATTATTTATAAATATGCTAATAGAAGAAATCAAAGCACTGGCCAGCAACACTTCAACGAAAAATATTGAACTTATTCGTGGTATGGGTCGGATGCTACTCAAGAACAAAAATTCTCCATACGAAAATAACGATGGTGGTAAAGAGAATTTCTTCAATGATTTGTATTTAAAAATAGACGAGGCAAATCTTATTCCAACATCTGCGCCAAGTGGAACAAAGAACCTTTTATATTTTACTTTGTTTTTAAATGATACATATTTAGACATGGTTGAAATGCTGTTGGACGGTGTGTTGAAACATACCCCAAATATAAATTTTGATATATTGTTTATAACTGACGAAATTTTTGCAGAAAAAATTAAACAGCGAATCTTCTACGACAAATTCAATATTCACTTCTTGATAAAAGAATCACCAATATCAGGGGTTCGCGCATCAATGGAAAAAATGAATATACACGATTTCCAATTTATCTCAGATTACAATAAAATTTTATTCTTAGATTGTGATATCCTGTGTCTGAGAGATTTAAATATACTATTTGACGTTGAACTTGGAGACGGATTGTTTTATAGCGCAGTTCCTGTTGACGTATCATTTGAAAAGATATACACAATTACACACGGTTTGATGTATTTAACAACAAGAGATGCAACATTCATTCAGCAAAACCCAGAAAAAATATTGGCAATAAATGCGGGGCAATTTCTTTTTTTGAACACCGAAAGAATGAAGAAACATTTTGAAAATGTAAAATGGATGATGAAAAATTGGCCAGCATTGTATTTTTTCGAGCAATCATTTGTAAATCAATATTTTGTTTTTAATGGACTATCGTCAAAATTAAAAATTGGTGATGCTGAATTGATCAATTTTTCTCGTCTGAAAAAGATTTTAGTTGAAAAACCAGTTGAAAAACCAGTAAAAAAACTGCTCAAGAGTTTGATAGTGTATGGTGCCATGAACAGTATATATTCTTTTAAAGAACCGGTACCAGAATCATTTACATTAGAAATGGTTCATAATTCACACGGCGTTATTTTGCATTTTGCTGGATCTGCCACGAACGGTAATACCAAAATAAAATACATTCGGGAATATAAGGATGCCTATAAGTTATAAACACAGAATAATATTTGTACATATTCCAAAATGTGCGGGCAGTTCTGTTCAACGGTTGATAGATGTTAACACTATTGATGAATTGTGTTTTCAAGACATAAAGAAGACATCCATTTATGTTAATCCCAAAAAATTTTCAGTGGATGATGTGGTTAGATTGACACATCGAACAGCGTATCATTACACATACTCGGAACTTAAAAAGTTATTGCCGTTTTATTTTTTAAAAAATTTTTTTGTATTTTCTGTTGTTAGAAATCCATACTCCCGAATAGTATCAGAATATCACTATTTGTTATATCAAGCTTCTATAAACAAAGCAATTAATTCATATGTTCCTGAATCATTTCAGAGTTTTTTAACAAAATTAGACCACACCGAATCAGATCGTATCCAAATGTTTGAGGGACATTTGGAACCGCAAGTTTCATTTTTGACAGACGGTGAACACATCTCTACAAATATAAAAATATACAGATACGAAAACTTGGCAGAGTGTTTCGCCGAAATCAAGCAAAAAACCAACGGAACTGTTGATTACCACACAAGAAAGAGTCATATAGACAAGCCTTATCAAGAATATTATACACAAGAATTACAAGATAAAGTATATAAATTTTATAAAGAAGATTTTGATAAATTCAATTATGGTTATAATATATAAACTTTAAATGGTTGTGAATGATGAAAAGTTTGCAATGGTAAGTTTTTAGTTATTATATATATTGTTTGACTATATATATCCATATATATGAATGAAACAATAAACGTTATAAAACTATATGGAACTAAATCAACCTGCTCAAAATACGGCCAATAGCCCAACTAAATTCAACCAAGAAGAAATAACAGAACTTTCTGCCATTCGTCAAGGTTATGAAGAAACCACATTGGCTCTTGGTCAATTGGAACTTCAAAAGCGTGAAGTTAAAAAGAATGAAGTTAGAATTGAACAAAAAATCACTGCTATTGAAAATCAAGAAAAAGTATTTTTAGACAAAATTGTTGCCAAATATGGTGAAGGAACATTTGATATTAATACCGGTGTTTTTTCTCCCAAAGTAAGTTAATTAATTATTTGGACACACAAGTTGATATTTTTTATGTTTTGAGTTTTTCTAACATACTTATATATAGAATTTTAATCCAAATTTAACAGGAGAAAATAACATATGGCAATAGAACAAAATGCAAATTATAGTCCGTCAGAACGTGTCGTTTCACCGGGTGTATTCACCCGCGAAATTGATCAATCGTTTCTGGCACAAGGTGTGGCAGCAATCGGTGGAGTAGTCGTTGCTCCCTTCAACAAGGGACCAGGATTTTCTCCAACGGTAATAACCAGCGAGGGTGACTTAACAAGCATCTTTGGTGATCCTGATGGTACACTATATGGTCCAATCGCTGCTCAACAATACTTGCGTCAGCAAGGTCAAGTCACAGTCTGCCGCGTTGGTGGATTGGGTGGCTATGAACAAAAAGATGCTTTGATCATCAGTGCAATTCCTGGTCAATACGCACGCTTCGCTGAAAGCGGTTCATTTAGTGGATCGTTGCTTGATAGTTCAGTAACATACGTTTCACCTGGAGTATTCACAGTTTCTGGCTCGTTGAGCTTGGAATTCTCATCTGGCATCTATGCCGGTTCTACTGTAGTTGTTGGTGATGTTGCGTTCACAACAGTCGCGGGTCAAACTGTAACTGGTTCTACTACCAGCAGTTTCTTTTCTTGCGTTGCTTATAATCTATCGGTGACTTCTTCCAATCTACCAGCCGCATCAACCATTCCAACCGCAAGCATTACGCTGTTAGAAGCCGGTGGTTGTAATTACACTTTGGATATCTCTGGTATTTTGACCGGTTCTTATGGTGCTATAAATGTTAGCAACTGGACACCTGATACAATTTCCAGTGAAGACAGTTGTGGAAGTGCCTCGATGGTTACTGGTCGTGACGAAGTTGTTTTGGCTGTTCTGGCCAACACGGCATATGATCGCGGACAAAATCTATTTGGTTTCAGTGGCTCTGTTCTGTTGGAAACAGCAAGCAATGCAACAGTCCTTAATGCGGAATATAGTTTAGTACTAAATGACGTTCACCTTGACACTGACACAAATCAATATGTTAGCAGTTCATATGGTACATACACATTCTCGTTAGATACAGAATCTTCTGCTTATCTAACTAATGTATTTGGTACTGATCCAAAAGCCGGATTTATTCCAGTATCAGCCGGTCAAAAGATCGAGGCTGCTTATACCTACAAAAACTTCAAGAACAGAACAAGAGAAGTTATAAATGAAATGTTGGCTTCTGGCAGTTGGAAGATTCAAATTTCTTCTCGCGATAACATGGCTTTCACTGATGGCATTACACCAGACGTTGGAACATCTCTTTATGATTTGACCAATGCTTATACTCCATATATTCGCTCACAATTGGTTGCTGGTTTCAATACATCAGCGTCTCTGGCGTATGACTTGTTCAAAGTGAATACCATATGTGATGGAACTTCTGCCAATACTCTATACAAGGTTGAAATCAACAACGTTCGTTCTGCTGGTTCAGTTCCAGGTTCAAAATATGGTTCGTTCTCGCTGATTCTGCGTGCATTCGCCGACACAGACGCAAAACCACAAATAATAGAACGTTATGACGGTCTAAACTTGGATGTAAACAGCAGCAACTATGTTGCTCGTCGCATCGGAGATGTTTATAACTATATCGACTTTAACGGAAAGATTGTTGAATTTGGTGATTATTCCAACAAGAGCAAGCTGATACGCGTTGAAATGGCAACATCTCCGTGGCCAGTTGACTCAATTCCATTTGGATTTGGCCCATATGCCGCACCAATCGGTGGAGAATATGCACGCCTAAGCAAGTTGCCAGCAATGCAATATTGTAGTGCGTCTGCCTATTTGTTGCAGCCAGGTCGTTATGCATCTGGCATTGTATTTCAACCAGCGCCAGCACAAGCCGACGATGATCTTTCGGCCCTGTATCCATCCGGTCGTTCGGTTGGTCCAGAACTTGACAACAAGCAATATTTTGCTCCAATTCCACTTGGTTTTGCAGCCGGAGCAAACACTGCATTTGATTTGGAAACAAACTGCGGTATTACTCCATTGTATGTTGCCAGCCAAGAAAATATAAACGTCAAGAAACGTCGTTTCATTCTTGGTTTCCAAGGTGGTTTTGACGGTCAATCTCCTTCGATTCCATTACTGGTTGGTAATGACATCTTACCAACCAATCAACAAGGATTGGATTGTTCTACCAACAAAAGCTATGGTTCTTACGCATACAAACAATGTTTGACTGCATTGGGTAATGCAGATGAGTTTGATTTTAATCTCATCACAACACCCGGCATTCAATATCAAGATCATCCATACGTCGCTTCGCTCGTTATCGACACCTGTGAACGTCGTGGTGATGCATTTTATATCATGGACATTGCACCAAACCAAATGGCTGGTGATACTTCTATCCAAAACGTAGTAGACATAGCTTCACAGTTTGACACAAACTATGCTGCCACCTATTATCCTTGGGTCAAGATCGTTGATACCAACAGCAACAAAGTCATACCAGTTCCACCATCTGTCGTTATGATGAGCGTTTACGCCGCCAATGACAAGGTGGCTGCTGAATGGTTTGCACCCGCCGGTCTGAACCGTGGTGGTATTCCACAAGCCGTTCAAGTTGCTGATCGTTTGACACATACCGAGCGCGACACTCTATACGAAGGTCACGTTAATCCAATCGCAGCGTTTCCAGGTCAAGGTGTGGTGGCATGGGGTCAAAAGACACTGCAACGTCAGCCTTCTGCATTGGATCGCATCAACGTTCGCCGTTTGTTGATTGCACTGAAAAAGTTCATTGCATCTTCTTCTCGCTATCTAGTGTTTGAGCAGAATGTATCAACAACTCGTCAACGTTTCTTGAACATCGTTAATCCATATCTAGAAAGCGTACAACAACGTTCTGGCATCTATTCCTTCAAGGTAATCATGGATGACAGCAACAACACACCTGATGTGGTTGACCGCAATATTCTATACGGACAAATCTATATTCAACCAACACGCACAGCAGAATTTATCGTACTTGATTTCAATGTACTCCCGAGCGGTGCTGTTTTTCCGGGCGCATAAATCATAAAAAATTGATTACAAGAAACCCACTAAAAAGTGGGTTTCTTTTTTATATAGCAGGATTTCATCATTTTGCCTACAGGGTCGTATATTTATGTTTATATGAAAACAAATTATGGAAACCCGAAGTCAATAAATAAAATTTGCGAATGGACTGGTAAATATTTCACGGTTGATTGGAAGCACAGAAATAAAAGATTCATAGACACAAAAGCCATGTATGCTTGGAGAAAATCGCAAAATCACGAAATTGTAAATTGCCTAAATTGCAATAAACCGTTTGATAGATATAAAAGAATACTACACCCAAGGTCTGGAAAATTGCAGCAATATTGTTCAAATGAATGTAATGTGAAATCCAATGAGCACAAAGAGATGTGCAGAAACATATTTTTAACAAACAATCCAATGAATTCAAAAAAGTCTCGATTGAAAATATCGGAAACCAAACTAACAAAATACGGAAATTATAAATACAACAATCCGGAAAAAGCTGCAAATACTTGCATGAGAAAATACGGAACCGCGTGCTATTTTGATAGCCCGTCTGCCATATTATCAAACGGAAAACGCATATCTAAGTTTCAAAAACAAACTTATGATCTTGTTTTATTAGAATATCCAGACGCACGGTTGGAAGAATATCTAAAAGATGCAAGATGTTCGGTGGATATTTACATACCGTCGTTAAAAAAAGCAATAGAATGTTACGGTGATTATTGGCATTGCAATCCATCAAAATGTCAACCGGATTATTATAATAAGTCTTTGCACATGACGGCAAAAGAAAAATGGAACAAAGATGCTATTAAAACAAATAAATTGATGTTGGCCGGTTATGGTGTTGAAATAGTTTGGGAAAACTCAAAGAAAAAACTCGCTCATTCAACAAAATCGTGATATTTATAGTATATGCATATATTGTTAAAAGATCTATTGAAAGAAGAAGAAGAAGAAAAAAGTGCTCTGCAAGTTCAATTATACTGTGACATGGATGGAGTTTTGGTTGATATGGAAGCTGGATTTATGGAGCTTTCTGGTGGATTGACTCCAAAAGAATATGAAGCAAAAAATGGAAAGAGTTCATTTTGGAAATTAATTGCAAGCAAGCCAAATTTTTGGATTGATTTGAAACCAATGCCAGATGCTAAAATTCTATGGGATTTTATCAAAGAGAACTTCACGAACCCACCTCCGGTTATTTTAAGTGCGGGTCAAGGCAGCAGCATTGTTCAACAAAAAACTGCATGGATTATCAAACATATTGATCCAACTGTGAAAGTTATTATTGCTTCTGCTGGTTCAAAAAAGCCGGAATATGTTTTAAAAACAACCGGACGTGTTACTCATGTATTATTGGATGATACTCAAAAGAACATAAATGTTTGGGATAATGTTGCATATCATCGTATTGCTATATTGCACACCGACGCTTCAAGTAGCATCAAAAAATTGCAACCATTTCTGATCGAATGAATTATCCTTTATATCGCAATACTCTTTGTCCAAAACTTTGGAACATCAATGAAGATGGTGCCAAACTTGATAATATAGTGCGCAAAGGATTGTTAAAAATCGCCCAAGATTTTGTGGCTAATCTCAAGAAAGAAAATAATATACATATAAAGATACATGATATTGTTATCATTGGCAGCATCACCAATTATAATTGGACAGATTATAGTGATATTGACTTGCATGTTGTCACAGATTTTAAAGATTTGGATATGACAGCAGATGATGCTCAAACATTATTTGATGCTATAAAAGTGGGTTGGAACAACAAACATAATATTACCATGAAAGGTCATGATGTTGAAATATATGTTCAAGACACAGCACATGTACCCACTTCAGCCAGTTCATATAGTGTATATAAAAATGATTGGATACAAGAACCTGTTAAGGAAAGTCCAACTTTCAACAAAGAACTTATAAAAAAGAAGTATAAAGAATACAAGAAGAAAATAACAACACTATTGTCAAAACATGATGAAACTGCTCTAAAGAGTCTGTTGGACAAGCTTTATAAGTATCGTCAATCTGGTTTGGATAGTGGCGGCGAATTGAGTGAAGAAAATATAGTATTCAAGATTATTCGTGCTCATGGATATTTGGATAAAATCAAAGATAATATAGCCAAGACATATGATAAAAAGATGAGCGTCAAAGAAATTGCGATGAACAAAAGCGAATATGAGTCGTCGGTGGATGATGTTGTAGATGAAATATATGGTTATACAACAAAATATAAAAAATATCCAGATATAAATCCAATTTTAGAAAAACTGGCTGGCAGATTCAATTTAGATATTGAAACTGTTTATTCTGACGTTGCCAGAGGATTTCACAAACTGACGACATAATCACCTATTAAAAAGCCCCGAGAAATCGGGGCTTTTTTTTAAGTGAATTATTGCTTCACGAACTTATTGCTTCTTTTTACCAGCGGTAGGAGGCGGCAACTTTGCTGCATCTTCTGGTGTAATCTTTGCTCGTTCTTCTTTGTCCAACTTACCATCCTTGTTGGTATCATACTTGGCAACGATTGCTTTTTGTGCATCGGTCAATGGTGGGCGTTCTTTCTGTTCTGCGGCTACAACTGACAATACTGTTGCTAGTGCTAATACGATATACTTATTCATATATTATTTCTTTTGTTGCATCAACCGTTATTGATTGATAATATGTATTGTTATACATTTGATTGGTATAGTCAATACTATTTACACTATATTAACAGACAGTGTATTATTCTTTATAGAATTTTTAAAAATCCACTTTGAATGCCCACAATCCCATATTCTATCAAATCCATTAACTTTCATATTTTCCCATTCAGACAATGACTCATCAAATTTTTGTAATTTTTTCTTTAGTTTGGATTTTTGAAACATTTGACGATTGAATAATGTGCTAAAATCCGGCGATACATAATGATATCCTTGTGCAGTATTTCCAACAAACTGCATGCCAAGTTTGTTATATATGTCACCAGTAAAAAATCGTCTGTCAGAATAACTTACCACGCTGTTTGGTTTATAATCTTCTAAAAAGATACTAAACAATTTACTGGCACCACCAAGTATTCGTGTATTGAGTGAATTGCAAAATCTTGATATTTCCCATTCTATTTTCTTATCAAATCGACTCTTACAAAATGTCATAATACTCACAAGAGAATCTTTATAGTATAATCCATAAGCAACACTGCAACGATCATCACCTTGTATATGACAATTATTCAAGAACTCTCGTTTGCTGTTTTTATCAACTTTTTTGATTTCACATTCTCTGCCATATATTTTAGCCATTGAACCGCCCAAACTTTGGCGAATAATAGATTTAACAATATTTGTTTTATGTTTCCATTCATTCTCAAATATATGAATCAATCGTATATTTTTCTCTGCACATTTTGTTGTTTTATCCAAATGATAGTTTTTACTCATTCTTGTTTGACCTTCTCTGTGCCAATATAAACCATTATATTCAATAGCAAAATTTAATTCTGGTATATAAAAGTCAAGTTCTTTACCTTCTAATATAGTTCGATTGTGTCTTGACACAGTTTTTCCGTTTAGTTCAGACACCAAAAACTCGTGCAATGATGTTTCGGCGGTGATTTTCTTTTCAGGATGACACAATTCACAAAACACATCTGTGGGAACATATACAGTAGAATCAAATCCTCCATTGCATTTCTTACACTTGAAATTGTATTTCTTGGAAAAATGATAACCATCATATTCTTCTGGTTTTATCAACCATTCTATTTTTTGATTATTAAAATATGCACAAAGTTTTTCATAATGATTTTCTTGTTTTACTTTACTTCTGCGATCTATAACTTCACGAGATTTACCAGGATTATCCACTCCATATTTTTTCATCCAACCATCTATGATCTTTTCTCTCAATGGACTGTTTTTTTGTAGAATATTTTCAACTCCATAGTGTATCATGTTGGTTCGCTTAGACTTGTCGTTGATAGATTTTACTTGTTGAGCAAACTCTTTACCATACTTTGCTTTCATACTGATCTTGAGGTTCTGTACAACACTTGCTGTCTGCATAGGATGTTCCACACCATATTTTAGCAACGAAGTTTGTTTTTGAGATTGCCTCATTTTTAGCAGCACCTCTGGGTCTTTATTGGCACATGACTTACAACAATATTTTTGTATATTTCGTTTGACCCATTTGACTTGAAAATCCATTTGGCATGTCTTGCAAAGCATGTTTGTGTGTATTGGATTTTTCTTGGGTCTTGCCATAAGTGTATTTGAGTTCGTATGCAGTATAGTATTATATATCTTATATGTAAAGAAAATATTTCATTGACAGTTCTTTATTTATTATTAGTGAAAACTCACAGTAAACAATCAATCGGAGAAACATAATTATGGCAGAACTACTAGACGCAAATCAAATATTCTTTACGAGTTTTGAACCAAAAGTTCAGAACCGTTTTATCATGAACATCGACGGCATTCCAGCATATCTTATCAAAGCCGCTGCTCGTCCAAGTATCACAAATGGAACAATCAAACTTGACCACATCAACACATATCGCAAACTGAAGGGCAAGAGTGAATGGCAAGACATTCAAATTTCTTTATATGACCCAATCGTTCCATCTGCTGCACAAGCATGCATGGAGTGGGTTCGTTTGGCTCATGAATCTGTCACAGGTCGTAACGGCTATGCTGATTTTTACAAAAAAGATGTTAGCATCGACGTTCTTGGACCAGTCGGCGACAAAGTTGAACAATGGCAACTGAAGGGGTGCTTTCCATCCACCGTCGATTTCAATGGTGCCGGTTTGGATTGGAGTGCAAACGAAGCATTGACCATCAGCATGACACTGACCATGGATTATTGTATCCTACAATATTGATATAACATATTAAAGTTTGATTCTACACCTGAAAACCACCAAAAAATCGGTGGTTTTCTTTTTTATATATTGTTATAAGAACATGTTGTTGAGTATTTTGTTCTTGACATCTGTATATATCTGACTATACAATCTTGATTCCGAGCATCACAAATCACACAATAAATGCAAACACTGTGTAACTTAAATACACTTTTTTTATAAACTTATTGATATTTATATATACTTAAAAATAAGAATAGAAAATCTATGAATAAAAATCAACTAAAACAACTGGTAAGACAAATAGTAAAAGAAGCAATTGGATTGGGAGTGGCTGAAACCAATCTACAAGAAGGAACTCCACCAAATTTTCCAGCTGCTCTTAAAAAGAAATTGTTGAGTAGATACAAAGATGTTCCACAAAAAGCTTATGCAACAATGTGGAAGATGCACAATTCTAAAAACGAAGGTAATCAGCGTGTTTGTGAAATGTGGGCTGCTTATGAAAATAAAGGAATGAATGAAGAACATGATGAAACAGACATGAATAATCCAGAAGAAAAGCGTGAAGTTGAATTGGCTAAAAAAGCAAAAGCCGCTGCTGAAGAAATATTAAAAATGCACGGCAAATGAAAAAATTTGAACTAAGAAATCTTATCAAAGAAATTGTTCAGCGTAAACTGAATGAAAATATTGGTCAGAACGCTGATGCTGTGAATAAAATTGTTGGTGAAAATTCTATAAAAGATGTGAAGATAATGACTCATGCTGGTTCACACAATTTGGAAATTGTAGAAATTTATGAAAACAACGGCGTTTTGTATTTTAGTGTAAATACAGATTCAGTTGAACAAAATGAAACTATTCAAGAAATTGGTGAAGTTGGTGCGATGGGTATTGCTTCACCAGAATCTGGTATGAAAGACTCAGACAAAAAATCATTGGCCACATATCAAGCCGCTTTGGATAAATTCACCAATGACATTCGAAAAATTGATGCTGATGTTGCCAAGTTACAGGCACCAGTCCAAAGAAAAATAGAAGGACTTGAACGTAAAAAAGCAAGTTTGGCAAAGAAACAAGGTCAAATCGTGGACAGAATCAACGGCATCAAAGACAAACAATAAATTATGAATAAATCTGAACTAAAGGATTTGATCAAAGAAATGCTACAAGATCAACATCCATTGCCACAAGACACACATGCTACTGATTTGAATGAGTTGTTTGACAATTCTGTTATGATTCAAACTAGCAAAGGACCATATAAATTTTGGGCAGATGAAGATCGTGAAGAAGACAATATCAAGTTGTTTCATTATGTCAAAGGACCGGACGGTAAAGAATACGACGTGAACATAAGTCCATATGAAATTAACTGGAAGTCTCCAGCTATGATTGAAAAAGTAAAGAAGTGGATTGAATCTGATATGCCAAATACAAAAATCAGCGAAAATAATTTACAAGAAAACAAAACTACCATGAAAAAATCTGAACTAAAAGCACTATTAAAAGTAATTATTCAAGAAGTTGTTGCGGTAAAGCAAAAACGTATTGACGAAACCAAAAGATTATCTGGATTTAAGAAACCATCCACATCAAAAAATATGGGCAGTCTCAAAGAAGATATCTTGGGAATGATTCGCGAAGCTATTGCAGAATCGGACATTGAAGAAATTCGTGTTAAAGGTGCTGTGGGCAGCAAGTTTAAAGTGCAAGATTCAAGTTCTCCAACCGGCTGGGTAGTCAAAGGTCACAAGACCATTCCAGATGGCACACCAACCGAAGCTCCAAAAGGACCATATATTCCAAAAGGAATTGCTGGTATGGGTCGTCCAAAGAAAGTTGCACCAGTTTCAAGTGTCGGTGGATCTGACTTTGATACAGCAACTCGTGGTGCAATTGAAAATATTTTGACCGCCGCGCCCAACACAACAGACAGCGATATCATGCAACAATTGTCTTCAAGTGCAAGCGAAGAAGAAGTATCTCTCAATCTAGATCCAGCGTTTGTCAAGAAAACCGCAGATGAATTGAGAAAAGAACTTTCTGCTGACACAGACAATCAACTAGACGACGCTCCAGAAAGCGATCTTGCTGCTATGTCATCTTCAGAAGAAAAAAGAAAAGCCGCACAGCGTGCCTTTATTATTAAGAAACTACAAGCGAAACGAGCAATCAAATAATATCATGAAAAAACTAGTCATATCATTTCTGGCTCTGTTTCTATTGACAGGCTGTCCAAGTATACCAAAAATGCCTAGTTTTGGAAAGAAACTGGAAAAATCCGAACAAATAGTAAAAGAACCAGAAGTAAATGTGGCGGCAGTTGTTGCTGCACAAACGGCAAAAGAAGCAATGGAAAGGGCAGAAACGGTGGAAAAAAAAGCAGCAGATGACAAAAAAAATATGGAGGCTGAATATGCCAAGTTAAAGGCAGAAACACAAAAGGCATATAATGATCTTCGCGAAAAAGACCTTGAGAATTTCGTTAAAATATCAGAAATAAACTATGGTGTATATCATGTAACTCAAGAAAAGAAAAAAGTAGACATTAATACCACCATTGCACATCTACGTTCAAAAGAAATAATGATGCGCACAGATATTCTAACTGACGCTAAAAAATCAGAAATTCAAAAAGAAGTTGCTGAAGAAAAAATCATTAAAGAATCTCTTCAAAAAAGTATAGATGGATTGTATATAAAATACAAAGCAACAATTGAATTGGCTGTGAATCAAAAAGCTCAATTGGATGATGCTGAAGCAATAATTGTTCAAAAAGAAAAAGAAAAGTCGCAACTAAAAGAATCCAATCGTATTGCAATTGAAAAGATAGAAGCTGAAAAGAAAATAGAAGTTGATCGCATTCGTGCTGATGCAGTAGATCAAGTTCGTTTATTAAAAGAAGCACAACAACAAGAACTTATGGTATGGTTGGTTAGATTGTTGGGTGGTATTGGAATATTGTTTGTGATTCTCGGCGTGTTATTCAAGAGCTTCAATATGATTTTTTCTGGCATCACATTTCTGGGTCTTGCATATATGGCAACAACAATTCCTATGTGGATCGTTGGAGCAATAGCGGCTGGTTCTATATTATTGATGGGTGTTGTTCAATTGATTGCTGCAAATAAAAAGAAAGCAGCGGATGAAGATAAGAAAAAGATATAAATAATATCTTAGTTTTTATATATACACAAAACTTTTTGTAGTTCATATATATGAGTAACAATCAATCGTTACAAATATTATGTCAGACACAACCATTCCTGTATCAAAGTCAGCACCGTTCAATAACGCGGTCAAAACTGCATTGATTCAAAATCAAGCAGAAGCACCAAAGCAAAATATACCAACTGAAAATGTAGATTTGCCATCTCAAGGTTATTTTTATCCAGCCAATCATCCATTGAGCAATGGCAAGATTGAAATATACCAAGTCACAGCTCGCCATGAAGACATTCTGAGCAACACCAATTTACTCAAGAAAGGCACAGTGTTGGATGAGTTTCTAAAAGCACTTATTGCTACACCAAATGTTGGTATAGAAGATCTGCTTATTGGTGACAAAAATGCATTGTTTATTGCTGCTCGCAAAAGTGCATATGGTGAAAATTATACCACAAAAATCAAGTGCCCAGAATGCGGCGTTGAATCAAATGTGGAAATTGATTTGGGTGTATTAAAAGCCAAACCACTGAACACAGATATGCTGACAAAAGGTGAAAACAGATTGTCGTTCAAATTGCCAAATTCTGGTAAAGTTGTTACAGTCAGTTTGCTGACCCATAAAGATGAAACTGATATTGACGCTGAACTAAAAGCATTGGCTAAATTTAGCGGAGCCAACAATACAAATGCTCCGGAAATCACCACTCGTTTGAAATATACTATAAAGTCGATTGATGGTGAATCTGATCGTGGTAAAATTAAGAATTTTGTTGATACTCAACTAACAGCCAAAGATAGTTTGGCTCTACGCAAGTTTGTGCGCGAAAACACACCAGACATGAATATGAATTTTGACTTTACTTGTCCAGCATGTGGGCATCAAGTCAAGATGACTGTTCCATTGGGAGCAAATTTCTTCTGGCCAAACTTGACCGAGAACTAAAATGAAGCGTGAATCTGCACGCCGAAATCATTGATCTGGCATCAGAAGGATATTTCTATCCAAGCGGTTCGCGATATGCTTCCGGTAAATTAAATATATTTCCTATAACGGGACAACACGAAGAACTGTTGTGTAATAATAATTTGGCCAAACGCGGCCTATTGGAAACATCATTTCTTGATGCTGTTGTAGAAGGTGGTATAGACACCAGTGAATTGTTGTATTGTGATAAGCAAGCAATATTATTGAATCTGCGTATTGCCAATTATGGTGCTTATACAAAAATGAAAGCACAATGTTCAGAATGTGAGTCTGAATATGAACATGATATATCATTTGCATTTCGCGGCAAAATGTTTGATTTTTCAATATATGAACGCGGAAATAATTGTTTGAGCTACACTTTTCAAAAATGCAAAAAGAATGTATATTTCAAATTACCAACCTGCAATGAACATGATATATATATAAAACATGGTTGGTTGGCTTTTGCCAAAGCTATCACTTTAAAAATAGATGATGTAATAGATATAAATAACTTTTATGAATATGAACTGAGTGCAACAGACAGCAAACTATTCAGAAAGTTTTATGAAGAACATACACCAGGTTATATAAATGAAATAGCAGTAAGTTGTCCATCATGCAATGTTGTCAGAAACAGCAAAATGGACATAAATACTGATATATTTGCTATAAGACCAGAAAGTAAAATGAACATACACAGCGAGATATTTGATCTTTGTTATTATAGCAATGGTGCATTTACTCAAGAAGGTGTATATAAAATGCCAACAATGTTGAGGGCTTTTTATATCAAAAAGTTGGTGGATGCCAAGAAAGCAGAAGCAGATGCCAACAAATCGGCCAGTGAAGGAAGCAAACAGCCCAGCAAGATAGCACGTCCTCCAACAGCAAAAAAGTAACCAAAAGTGATATTTATAATATAACACTAACGAATTTATAATAAATGGCCGACAAAGACCCAAAGTTAACAGCTAAAGAAATCGAGGAGATTATGGAAGCTCGCCAAAAAGGCGAGCAAGATATCGTCGAAAAACTTTCAGAGCAATTGGATTTTTCAAAACAGATTGCCGATCAATATAAAAATGTACAAAAATCTATAAAAAACGCATACAGTGATTTGGATAAAACCAAAACGGCGATGCGAGAACAACAAACCGCTATACGGGACAATAATATTGAACTCCAGTCAATTGGAGAAAAAATAAATGATAATAAAAAGGTTCTAGAACGTCATGAGTCAATTGTAAAAAATATAAATATTTTAGAAAGTGAAAAATTGTCATTATTGGAAGAGGCGGAAAGTCTTGGTAGAAAAATTTTAAAAAATGATGGTCTATTACAACGTATTGATAAAGACATGTTGTCGAACATGCAATCTCGTGGATTATTAACGGATAAAGCCGAAGAAAATGCAAAGAAGCAATTGGACATTGCTTTTAAATTGCGAGATGTTGAACTTGATATACGAGAAGGTGGTGAAGGTGACACACATACCGCAGAGTCTTATAAAAAATTAATGGAAGAAAGGGCGGAACTCCAAAAACAATCACACACTTTGTCGATTGAACAATCTCTTTTAAATAAAGAGTTTACACAATCGGAAGTTGCATATGGAGAGCTTATAAATGAAAGAAATCGGACAATTGAACGAGGTGTCGGGTTGATAGACGCACAGGTATTAGCATCAGAACAATTAAAAACTGTTGAAATAGATCTGGCAAGTGAAATAAAAAAACGAAAAAAAATAGAAAAAAAGAACGACATCCCCGCGATTGGAAAAGAGAATTTAGAACTGGAAAAACGACAAGGGTATTTGCAAGCAGAAAATGTTGGAAGAAGAAAAGAAATAAATATTCTTTTAAAAAAATCAAAAGAAATCACAGAGGAAATATCAAATCTCACCGGTAAATTAAATTTTTGGAAGCTTATTCAAATGGCATATGAAAGATTTGTTGAATTAGATAAAGCAGCGGAATCATTTAGAAAAGAAACAGGATTTTCAATTAACCAGATGGTACAATTGCGTTCTGACGCAGAATCCGTCAATAGACAATTCCAAGATATGGGTGTTGGTATAAAAGAAGTATATACATCAGCAAAAGCATTAACGGATGTATTTGGAAGAACTTCGTTAATAACAAAAGAAACGCTTGGTAATGTTGCATTGTTGTCAGCAAACCTTGGTGTGGCAGAAGCAGATTCTGCAAATGTGTTGGCTAATTTCCAAGGACTGGGAGGAGCCACGCAAGAAGCCGCAATGAATGTGATCAAGGTTGGTGCTGGTATATCTGAAAAGGCGGGCGTTCCATTTAAATTGGTGATGAATGATATTGCCAATGCATCTGAACAAACTACCGCAATGTTGGGTTCAAATCCAAGCAAACTCATGAAATCCGCAATTGCAGCAAGAGCATTGGGAACGGACATGAACAAGATTGTGGCATCTCAAAGAAAGTTGTTGGATTATAGTTCTAGCATAAACGATGAATTGGAGTTGAGTGCCTTACTCGGCAAGAGTGTTTCTTTCCAAAAAGCACGACAGTTGGCGTATGACGGAGACATTGCCGGTGCTGCCAAGGCAACGCTTGATACTGTAAAAAAAGCTGGCGATTTTGAAAAAATGAGCGTATATCAACGCGAGAAACTTGCAGTGGCGGCTGGTATGGAACTCAAAGACCTTTCAAAGATGATTGCCGTTGAAAAGCAAAGAGATGCTATATTACTAGGCGGGGATCAAGCGGCAAAAGATAAACTATTAGCACAAGAAGCCGAGTTGGAAAACTTAAAAAATATGGCATCTCTTGATGATGCCAACTTGGTAAAACAAAATGAAAAAGTACTGATGCAACAAAAAATGCAAGGAATGATGAGTAACTTTGCAAACACGTTCCAATCACTTTTGGTTTCATTGGCAGACATTCTTGAACCGGTCGTTCGAGTGGTTGCAATGATACTTTTACCAGCATTTAAAATAGTGTCAGCTTTGATACGCGGAATGTTGAAACCAATACTAAACATTGGACAGGCTTTGATGGGAAATGCAGAAAATACAAAGAAATTTGCAGCTTTTGCAGAAAAAGTATCGGCTGTTATGGTGACTGTATATGATTGGTCCGAAAAAATTGGAGAGGTGATTGGAGAAATTTTCTTGGCACTAAACAGAGTTACTGGTATTGCTAGATTATTTGGAAGCAACTTTGACGCAGTTGCATCAACCGCAAAACTTATTTCGTCACTTGCCACATCAATAGCATCCAATTTTGGATTTTTAAAAACAATATTTCAATCGGTGGTACCGTTTGTGGAATTTATTGCATCCGGATTCTCCAGAGTTTATAATTTATTTAAGCCATTAATTTCTATGGCAAGCAACTTTTTTGGAGTTGCTTCTAAAGGAGCATCATTTGTTGGTCCTTTTGTTAAAGTTTTTGGTACGATTGCGAAGCTTGCGGGTCCAATTGGATTGATAATAAACGCAGTTCAAGTGGTAGTTGATCTTGTAGGTCAATTCATGGACATATGGTCAAGTGATGATATGGATATTGGAGAAAAAATACTAAAATCGTTCGTCGCAATACCAAAAGCATTGTATAATGTGTTGGTGCAACCGTTCATAGATATGGCGGCATGGCTTTTAAATTGGATGTGGCCAGGAGTTGGTGACAGTATGCTGAAGGGAATTAAGTCTGTGGGGGATGCTATATTTGGGGGGTTAAAATGGCCATTCCAAAAGATGTTTGGTTGGTTCAAAAACGATTCCGGAATAGCGGGGCAGTCGCCATCCGAACTTGGTTTAATGATAGTAGATGGTATAAAAGCAATAGGATCAATGCTACTCGATGTAATAACATTCCCATTCAGAACCGCGTTTAATTTTATATCTGGTATATTCGGCGGAGACGGAAATCTTGGAACTTCTATTGTAGATGGTATCAAATCTTCATTTGGTGCTGCTTTTGATTTTATCACATCTGCATTCTCACTTGTTGTAGATAGCATCAAAAACGCAGCATCCGAAATATTTGGTTTCATTACATCTCCATTCAAGAAAGCACTTGATTTTGTTAAAAACATTCCATTTATTGGAAAATTGTTTGGTGGAAATGATATTGCTACCGAATCTAAGCCTCAAATAGACAGCACCACGATGGAAACAGCTGGCGTCATAGAAGTAAAGAATCTAGATGCATTGAGAGAAGTTGTGCAACAATTAACAGATGCTGTAGCAAATCTTGGAAAATCTGATAAAACAGAAACACTAACAGCCGGAACAAAAATTGACACATCTGCATTGGAAGCTAAACTTGACACATTGACTAATCTATTGGTCGGTGGAGCTGTAAGAGTATATTTGGATGGAAGTGATGTGAGTGCAGCCATGTCAGCAACTGGAAGATAATGATATTTATATAGAATATGCTAGAAGATACACCAATACCAAACGGATTTAGCCCAATACAAAGACAAACGGCTGATCAAAGAGTGGCTACATTTCAAGCCAATGCCAATTCTATATATAATAAATACACTCCGTTCACAACATATAGTTTTGGACCATCACAGCCATTTGTATATACAAAAATAAGTGATTCTACATTTTTAAAGAATTTAACCAAATATGATAGTCAAGCATCTCCGATTGGTTCAACTGTAAGAGATTTGCAAAGAATTGGTAAATACTCAGTAACAGGAAATGGACTCAAGTTCTTCAGCAGTCAGAGGTCGATGCAAAATGCAAATGCTTTTAATGAAACAAGAGTATACAATCCATTAAGTTTGTTAAAAGCAACGGCAAAGCCCGGTTCGTTTGGATTGATTGATTATCCAATTCGTCACATGGAAACGGTTGGATTGGACTTTTTTAGAACCGCGATTCTTAGCACACTTGGCATACAATCCTGTGAAATGGAAGCCCAAAGCGTAAATCCAATAGATGGAACTGCGACTCGTGACGTTTCAGACTATGCGGGTGGACGGGGAGGAAGCAGAGCGGGAAAACTTCGTCTTAATACAGCAATGTCGGCAGACGATAGATTTTCAAGAACATGGATTACTACCACAACCGGTCCAAAAAAAAATAAGACTTTTTTACAAAATTTGTTGGATGGTTTGATAAAAAATTTAAAAAATAACATTTCGGGTACCAATCCACGCTGGCGCAGTGGTATAAACGGAAACCCAGATTTATCTTGGGAATTTAGACCGGAATATCCAAATGGCAACGACGGTGCATATCATGTATTTTTGGAAGACAAGGCTGAATTACTATCCACTACCGCCATAAACTATCCAAAATTTTACAATGGTAAAATTGAATTAAACATTGATCTAAAAAATAACGTTAAAGTTTTTCATAAATATTCACCACAAAAACAAAAGAGAAAAGATACAATAGTTTGGTATGCAGATGATGATAAAATTAAAACCGAAGGATTAACTTCAGACCCAAGTACAGGCGGTATAGGAGGATTGCAAGGAACTACGGGATTGAAGAATGTATATGCAGAATACATGAAAACTGCTATTGAGTCGTTTGATATAAATAAACCCATTCAATCTAGACGGTCAACAGAAGCACATACTCGATTAAAAGATTACAAAGGTGTATCTTATCCAACATATAAAGATATACCAGGAAAAGGAAGCACCAATGAGAAGTTTGAATCTCTGATGCAAAAAGCGGCAGGAATTATTACTCTTGATAATAGAATGTTTGCAAAAGTATCTGACTATGAAGCCAATTCTTTGGCAAATTCAAGTGATCAATATAATGAATATGATGTCATTGATGGAGAACGAGGTGAAATTCCAGATGAATTAATTTTGGGCGATCAATCTAAAGATTTAATATTCTTCTATTTTTATGATTTGATCAACAAGATATATGTGCCATTCAGAGCAACTGTCACAGGACTGAGTGATCAACACAGTGCAGACTGGGAAACTATAGAATATATTGGTCGCGCAGATAAACTATTTTTATACAAAGGATTTAGCCGAGATGTGAACCTTTCATTCACTGTATATGCAAACAGTGCATTAGAAATGCTACCAATGTGGAACAGAATCAATTATTTAGTTGGATTCACAAAACCAAGTAAATATACCGGCAAAGCAACTGTGACAAATGAATCTGAGAATGTTAATACATCTGGTAAAGAAAGTCGTTTCATTTATCCACCAATGATAACATTTAGACTGGGTGATTTGTTTTATGATCAACCGGCGGTCATGCAATCGGTGAGTGTGACCATACCAGACGACACAAATTGGGAAACACTGCGTTCAAAAGATTATTCGTACATTGCCAGTCCAACAAAAACCATAATTATTGATGGTGTAAAGTCTCGCCAATTACCAATGAAAGTGGACGTGGGTGTGCAACTGAAACTGATGGAAAAACGACAAGCACTGGGCAGCGATGCTCACTACGGCAATGCATCATATAGTACAGATGGAAAAGAAACTGGAAGGTGGTTATTATGAACAGATATATATCAAACAAAAACAATGTGTTTAATCGTTATGACGGAAAGAGAGTGTATAGAACTACACGCTATCCAAAAATACCATATTATGCCAATGATATTTATATAGTGGCTAATGAAACAGATTATTTAGACAGCATGGCTAGCAAATATTATGGAGACGCAACTTTGTGGTGGATTATTGCTCAAGCCAATGGCATCAAAGCCACACTCAAAGCACCGACGGGAACTCAAATAAGAATACCGCAAAACATTGATACAATTGTATCAAATTTTAGAAGAGAGAATTCAATATAAAGGTTTATACATTATGGCAGAAGAAAATAAAAAAATATTTCCATGGGGATTGCATCCGTTGGATAATTGGATCAAAGATGAACTTGATAGAAGAACTCGCGAATATGGGTCCGATCCAGCAGGAAAACCATACAGCGGACCAAAGACCGCGTGGACAAGAGTATTTTCCAATGGAATATCTTCAATGGCCGACGAAGGACTTCAGGGTTTTGTGATGGGCGGAACCGAAGGATTTGACGAGAGTTATGGATTTGGGACTGATAACTATATAACAATAGGGGTGGACGCATATGGAAAACCGCATGAGATTGGGAGCATGACCGGTGAGGCGATTGTGGGCGACAAAACTAAATTGTTTTCCGATTTTCCACACCGCCCGCCCCCAAGTATTGTTTCAATAGATACTGAATTTTCCGGCGGTGCAAATAGTGGATTTAATGCATTGTGTCGTAAAACAAAAATAACATGGAAATGTTATTCATTGTCACAACTTGAATATCTCACTCCGTATTTTCTTACGCCAAGAATCACTTGTTTGGTGGAATGGGGATGGAATCATTATGATACAATTTCTTTGGTGGATTTGACAGACACAAAATGGTTGTATGGAATTTTTGAAGGAACACGCGAATACACATCAGAATGGATTGAAGCTTCCAACGGAAATTATGATTTGGCTATGGGGTTTATAACAGATTATGGATATTCTATCAATGAATACGGCGGCTATACTTGTTTTACAACAATAACAAATGCAAATTATTTGGTTGAAGGGCAATCGTATCAAAACAAACAAACATCCCAAACAGATGCAAAAGACAAAAAGAAAACTATTCAATTAAAAGATTTCACCGAGTTTACTTTCAATGATATGGAAAATATGACTATACAGAATAAACCTGACAAAAAAACAGATGTGGCCAAAAAATTAAACATAAAAATTGAAGGTAGAGTGTTTAAGTATGAAAAAGACGCTTGGATGAAAATGGATCTGGTTGCTGACATAATAAACACGTTCTTCTCTATAAAGTTTATTGATAAAGACGAAAATGATACCAATGTCGGCGCGTCAAGGTTTGATGTGAAAGATGTCACAATCTGTGCACACCCTGCGCTAAAATCTACCAACAAAAACATTCTGATTCCAAATCAATTTGCCCCCAGGTTTGTAACTAAAGACCCAAAAGCAACCCAAGGAAAAAGTCTTGCAGATGCATCGACGCAGTCCGGTAATTATTACACGTTGTTTCCGGATATCAAAAACGTAATAGATAAATTTGAATTTGAAGAATCATATGATGATATAAAATCCGTCATAAACAAAGATGGAACTTCGTTTCCGGTATATAGCATATATCCAAGCACGGATGGAACTGGCCCAACTTCTGGATATTGGGGATATCTACAAGACATATATATTTCTGTAGATTTTTTTAAATCGCTTGTTAAGAAAAATGAAACTATACTGAAGTTGGTAGAAGAATTGTTGCAGCATATATCCGAAGCAGTGTGTAATATTTGCCAATTGCAATGCAGACCCGTTGAAAGAAATGGAACGGTATACACGGTTATAGATTCCAATTTTAGTCCAATCAACACGGTAAAAGATGCCAAAAGTTTGTTAACAATATCAATTGGGTCGGTAAATTCCGCGTTCATGAAATCGGCAGAATTTTCTGTAAAGTTGAGCGGCGAAATGTCCAATCAAATGGTCATGCAGAGTGCAAGTGGAAAAGATCTACCGGGAGAATATGGCACCGCAAACTATGATGCAAAGACGATGGAAATAAGTAAGTTCTCTCGCGGAGACAGATTGTTTGATAGAGGCGTCATTCCGCCAGACAAAACAACCCCGTCAAATAATACCAAGGATAATAGCCAAACTAAGCTTAAACGAATGTTCAAATCCGAAAACAAGAAAGAATTTTATGTTTATACAGCACCGGACAAAAAAACAGTTCATATTTTAGCTGAAAATGGACCAAGTTTCTTGAAGTCTGTTTTGTTGAATACAAAAGACAAACGATCGGTTTATACCAACAATGGATTGATGCCAGGTACCAATTTCACTATGGAATTATTAGGTATTGGTGGAATCACGGCACTTTCTCAATTTACACTTGACCATGTACCAAGTTCATATAATTATGAAAGATGTGTGTGGCAAGTTTCGGATGTGAAACAGAAAGTTGAAAATAAAATATGGACCACGTCCGTCACTGCACAAGCAAGACCACTAACATCAATTGAATAATATATGAAATACAATGATGACATAACATTGCAATATGGCAAATTTAGTGAAATATCCACAGGGGAATCTCCATTGCCATTTAAGCCAACACCATCTTCAAAAAATTACACAAACGGAAATTTCACCAGAGCATTTGCAAAGAAAATAAACGATGATATTCTTATTGAAATAAAAAGTGAACAAGCAAACAAAATAAATCAAAATTTATATAAAGTAGTGTATATAAATTGGGTGATTATTGGACCAAGAGAAAATCGCAGCATCAATGGTGTGATTGATCCGGGCGTTTCTGACTTGAATAGATTTGAAATTGAAAGAGTACAAAAAGAAGCTGACATTGATTTAAAAAAAGTATTGCATAACCTTTTGGAATATTGGCAGGGTCATTGATATCTGTTTGACAAAAGCACAAATTTCATTCAACGTGAATATGTGCAAATTGTAGAAACAGATTTTGAATTGCAACTGTTGTTGTCTCATATCACATCAGATATTATGCTGATAGATGCAGTATGCATGGACGCAGAAAAGCACAGCTTAAACAATGAAGTCAGTATTTTGTTCTTTTATTTTTTGGCTTCAAAATCATATTGGTGTGCGCCAATAAAACACAATGAAGGCTTGATGTTGCCATATTGTTTGTCTAAAATAAAAGAAGCACTTAAAATCAGTATTCGCGACAAGTTTGTGATAAACAAAAAGAATATAGTTCAGTTGTTGGGTGAAGATTATGATTTTGTGGATGTGAATTTGATAAAGTATTTGAGTGAAGGTAAAATTGATGATGTTGATTATAGCACAAACGCACATAAGTTTGTTGAAAATAATTTCAGAAATATACCAGATGTAAACATGTGTGTGCCATTGCTAAAGCATGCTCGCGCATTCATGGAAAAAATAAAAGGTATTGATGAACTAGACACAAGTATTATAAAAGAAGATGGATTTAAGTTTGTAAATAATACCACCACAAACTGTTTTGCAGAACTTGAAGCCAATGGCATGTGTGTAAATGAAGATTTTACTGAAGAATTTGGCAACGAACAAACCAAGCATGTTAAAAATAATCTGGTATATACGCAGTATAACCTACTAACTTCAACAGGCAGACCAAGCAATAGATTTGCAAGTGTAAATTATGCTGCTTTGAACAAAACAGACAATAGCAGAACATGTTTTGTGAGTAGACATAGCGACGATGGTATGCTTGTTATGATGGATTATAATGCTTTTCATCCTCGTCTTATTGCTCATTTGGTCAACTTTCATATGGAAAAGAATGAAAATCCATATGCTTATCTATCCAAGTATTATTTTAACAAGAAAGATGCTAATGAAGAAGATATTGCAGTAGCCAAAGCATATACCTTTCCACAGATTTATGGGGGGTTTGACAAGAAATGGCTACACATACCATACTTTGCCAAGATTCAAGAATATATTGACCATAGATGGAAGTTCTATACCAAGAATGGATATATTGAAACTCCCAAATATAAAAGAAAAATCAAGACATGCCATATTCCAGACGCCAATCCAAGCAAATTGTTTAATTATATATTACAAGCATTTGAAACTGAGATGGCGGTGGGTGTTTTAGGTGATCTATTAGAGTACCTAAAACACAAAAAAAGCAAGCCTGTGTTGTATACATATGACAGCATATTGTTTGATATGCACAAAGATGATAAGATGGATACTATAAAAAGATTAAAAAGCATCATGGAACGCGACAAGTTTCCGGTCAAATTATATATTGGTAAAAATTACAAAGATATGAAGCATATTGATCTTGCTTGATATTTATAATATAGTTGCATATATATCATAGGCGGTTTTGTGGTATATATGAATATTTATATACCATGGATAAAAACAAGATCGTAAACGACATTTTAAATGAGTGGGCAATGCGTTCGCATGATGGATTGGTGTCTGGACATGATACGCCGGAAAACATGATAGTACTAAATGAGATATTGTCCGAAAAAGGAATTGCAACTCCAAAAGAAAAGAAAATTGGACTTGGATTTACCAAACAATCTACGGGATTCACCGCAAAAAATCTTGAAATAGAAAAAGGTTTTAATCCGGGTGTATCTGCGGCTATAATATCAAGAGCAAAAAAGTTTTTTGACGAAGAAACATACGCAGAATTTGTAAACACTTATTATGATAAATTGTCGCCCGAACAAGCGATTGATTTCGTGAATAAGAATTATAATTCTTCAATATATGGAAAATTCATTCAAGCGTTGGATGATACTTCTGTGAGAAGAGAATTGGTAAAAACTCAAGTTGGTCGCGGAGAATTTATTTTTACTATTCTGATACAAGGATGCAAAACAACCGGACAAAAATCTGGAGATTTGCAACTAATGGACGGTGGTGTAATAGATGTGAAAGAATTGGATGCAAGTCAAGGAACATTTAGAGTACCATTGACAGTGTTTGACAGAGGATTTTCCAAACTCAAATTTCCACACGCAATGAATGAATTGTTTTCGTATTGCAGAAGCACGCCAGATGCTGTGGAAATATTAATAAATATGATCGACGAGGCTGGAATAAAAGATTCTGGAAAAACAAAGTATAGCAAATATACAAAACGATTGCTCACAGAATTGGATTGGAGTGGAGTCGTCAGCACAGCAATAAAGGGATTGTTTGAGCTTACAATTTATTTGCACAAAATGTCTCCAGATGATTTGGAAAAGGCGGGAATGAAAGATAGAGTAGAATTTGATATCGGAGACGACCAACAAATAATGTCAATTGATAAAATTTCTCCGGAAACAAAAAATAAAATTTTGAATCCCGGCACAGCATCCGAACCAGTGACATTGAATGTATCAGCAATATCGGATAAAAAGAACGCAATATTGTTACCGGAAATAAAAAACTTGGAAATTTTTAAAAAACCCGCAAGTCCAGAAGAAATGTTTACTTCACGCAGAATCGCGGAAGAGATGTTTAGTTCTATGAAACATTATTCCGCCGGAATAATATTTTATCAAACGGGTGCATCAGAGCCGTTTTATTATGAACCGGACTTGTCAAATTTAAAAAATCCTTTTATATTTTATCTATATGCACAAAACGCCGTGGCGTTTAAGAGAATATAACTTTGACTATGAAAAATAAGATTACATCACTGATTGATATTATATTGACAGAATCGGCATTAGATCCGCGAATTGAAAGTGGTATTTTTGATATACATAATATTGAGCATATGCAAATCATGGCAGAACATATGGCTGCGCAGGGTATTGATGGTGCTATTATTTCCGAAGTAATCAATGAATTGGTGGTTGACGAAGGTAAGTATCCAGAACGACAGGCATACAACAAAGATGGTTGGCTCGTAACATTTCCATCGGCTGAATATAAACAACGTGCAATAAAGAAAGGAACACACTATGGGTCCGATCCAACTCATGGTAAAGGCGGAATGCATTTGTATTATAAGGGTAAAGGAAAACAAAAGAGACAAACACAACAAACTTTGACATCCACCGGTTCCAAAACCCCCGTACAAAAAGCACCCGTGCAACCTGCCACACAACCAGCCCCAACGGAAAAACCAATAGCCACTGCAACTACCATAGATAAATCAACCGGCTCAAAGAAAAAATCCAACAAAACACCGCCGACAGAACCGGAAGAATATACAGATGACTATACAGCGTCCGATGATGCCGATGATGAGGAAAAAGCAGCACAAGCATTTGGAGATTTTTGGGCAAAAAACAAACAACCGACTGCACAGCCAGCACTAGCCCAACAAACTCCTCAAGTCGCACCAACCCCAGCACAGGCACCGGTATCTCCAATGACACCCGACTTCACAAAACCTTCCAAAAAATTTGCCACGGATAAAGGGTGGAAATCAACGCCATATGGTGAATGGCGTGATCGTCTTGGAAATACAGTAGCCGTGACCGGTCTATCCGGTGAAGTAGTTCCGCTCAAAAATACAGACCGCGATGAATTAAAAATCGCATCTGAAAAAAATACTGCGGTGTAATATGCCAGAATATAATGCACAGCTGTTGTGTACGTTTGCAAAATATCAAACTTACGAAAATGAAATAACTGCATTGAGCAGCTATTATCAAATCGTAGACAATAAAGTGTATGTATTACAAAGTGGAGACAATATTGATGACATATTTTTGACTTATAATGTAGTAAAGAATGGCAGTGAGTTTTATCCACATACCATGAGTGTGCATCGTAAAAAAGAATATAACATTATCTATAGCATAAATGCTCTCAACGAGTTGATCAAACTTGAGAATAATGGGGTAATGTCATCTTCGCATCAAATATCTTGGAACAATTATCGTAGCTGTTTTATCACATCGCGTGACGGAAAAGTCAAAATCACGCCAACAAAATTAGTCAAAATTGTTAAAATATAATTACCAAATTTTTTAGGTATTTAACCTATGAATTTATACTTATATTTGAATTAACAAATGACTAATTAACGATTAAAAAATGAGCATATTGCTTATTATAGATTGACCATTGTCGTTTGTTGATGCATTGTATCAACCTTGACCTAGTTGATGCATTTCAAATTGGTCAAACAAGATTAAACATTAACAAATAAAAAATTATGGCATTGGACCTATCAAAAATTAAATCGCGTCTTGATTCTCTCAAGAGCAACACAACAAAATCCACTTCATTGTGGAAACCGCAAGGTAAACAAACGATCCGTATTGTTCCTTACTCACACAATCCTGAAAATCCGTTCATTGAATTGCTTTTTCATTACAACATGAATGGCAAGACATATTTGTCTCCATCTTCGTTTGGTCGTCCAGATCCAATCGTTGAGTTTGCCAGCAAGCTCAAGAAGACTGGCAGCAAAGAAGAATGGAAACAGGGACGGGCTTTGGAACCAAAACTTCGTACATATGTTCCTATTCTTGTTCGCGGTCAAGAATCTGAAGGTGTGAAATTCTGGGGTATGGGCAAGCAAGTATATCAAGAAATTCTTGCCATCATTGCTGATCCTGACTATGGTGATATTACTGACCTAAAATCTGGTCGCGATATTACTGTGGAATTCAAAACCGCAGAAGAAACCGGAAAGTCATTTCCAGAAACTACAATTCGCGTCAAGCCAAATGCAACTGTTGCGTTTGATGTGAATGATGGTGCAGTCAAAGAAAAGGTCAAAAATCAGAAGAACGTCACAGACCTGTTTCCTGAATTGACTTATGATGAACTGGCATCTGTTATGGATACTTGGCTCAATGCCTCAGAAGCAAATCCAGACGGTGATTCTGCACCAGAAACAACTGACACTGCCTCGGAAGAACCTGCCTCAAAGCCGGTTGTGAGTGCAACCGCCAAGGCTTCTGTCAAGGCTCCCGCCAACACAAAGGCAATTGCGGACGAGTTTAATGATTTGTTCAACAACGCCTAATAAGCGTTGATCAATCAATAAACTAAATTATAAAAGGGTGTACTGTTGTACACAATGGTACACCCTTTTTAACTTTTAAAAATAATAATTATTATGGAAAAAGAAAAAAAGAAAAAATCCGTAGAAGTTGAAATTACATCCGGTCGAGATGAACTGGCAGAAGCATTGGCTGAGTCTATCAACAAGAACAGTGACGGTAAAGTTGCTTTCTTTCTTGACGCCGAAGACGATCCTTCTCAAATAGTTGATTGGGTTTCTAGCGGAAACAGTTTGGTTGATTTGGCTATTGCCAATCGTCCAAACGCGGGGTTGCCTGTTGGTCGAATTACTGAACTAACTGGTCTTGAAGCATCTGGAAAAAGTTTAATGGGTGCTCATTTGCTTGCAGAAACACAGCGCAAGGGAGGTATGGCAGTCTTCATTGATACAGAAACATCTGTTTCAACTGAATTCTTGACTGCGATTGGAGTTGATGTACCAAAAATGTTGTATATCAATGTTGATACTGTCGAAGATATTTTTGATAAAATCGAAGAAATCATCGGCTATGTTCGCAAGAGCAGCAAGAATCGTCTTGTTACAATTCTTGTTGACTCGGTTGCTGCTGCTTCCACAAAAAAGGAAATGGCAAGCGATCACGGTGCCGATGGCTATGCCACTGGCAAAGCCATCGCAATCAGCAAAGCAATGAGAAAGATCACAGGGCTGATTGCCAAACAGCGTATTTGTTTGGCTTTCACCAATCAACTTCGCCAAAAGGTTGGCTTTGTTGGATTGGGCGATCCATACACAACCAGTGGTGGCAAGGCTCTTGCTTTCCACGCCTCGTTGCGTTTGCGTCTAAAGAGTATCGGTCAAATCAAAAACAACGACAAGCAAGCAATTGGTATCAAAACCAAATGCACGGTTATCAAAAATCGCATGGGACCACCAATGCGTTCTGTTGAGTTTGATATCTACTTTGACCGTGGCATTGACAACTATGGAAATTGGTTGGAAAAACTGATTGAATGGGATGTTGTTACCAACGCCAAGAAAGTGAAAGTTGCGGGTGAGAAAAAAACCAAGAAGCAATTAGAAGAAGAAAAAGAAGAAGACAAGAAAGCAAAGAATCTTCAATTCATCATGGAGGTTGTTGGTAAAGAACCAGAAACCGTTGTGTTTGAAAAGAGAGACTTGCCAAAGTTGCTTGTTGATCGCCCCGAATGTAAAGAATACTTGTATTCTAAGATTTGCGAGCAATTCGTAATGAAATACAAGGCACCGAATAGTGAAATGGCAGATGATATTTCATATGATTCGGAAGCAGAAGGAATGGAAGATTAAAGAAATTAATCGTGTGGAGTGAAATACCTCCACACGGTTCTCAAATAAAATATTATGGCAACAAAAAAAGAAAACAATAAAAAAATTCCTCTCGAAGAATTGAGTTATGAGAGTTTTGAAAAGATGACTGAAGAAGAAGTGTTTAAAACATATTCGGCTGACATTAAAGATTATGGGCGTTGGCTTTGGAGAGAACAAGATAAAGGTGGTCCCACATATTCTTTGCAGCAATGCATTGAACAAGCAAAGCGGGAGTTGATGGAAGGCAACTGGGGACCAGCATCCGAATAATATTATGGCAACAAAAAATAAATATATTACATCAAATTTTACACCCGCCGAACCAGAAGAATTTCAAAAATGGTGCAAAGAAAAGAAGATTGAAATTCATAAAACTGGATATGGAGATAATGTATATTTGACTACAAATAAATGCAGTCTTAGATATGATGAGCAACTTGTTCGTTTTACAAAACATGACAATGTAGCACTTCGCACTGTTATGCTTTGTGAAATACGATTCAAAGGAAATGAACTGATGGGATCAACGTTCTGTAAAGTAGATGACAGTGGTATAAAAGAAGTTGGTGGATTATCATATCTACACAACATGCAAAGATTCTTCAACGCCATATTGGAACAAACAAAGTAAATGCAAGATCCAACAAAAAAGAAATTCGCATCAATATTCTCTCAGATAAAATCTGAACATGCTTCATTGCCTGTAAACACAAAGAAAGAAAAAAATAGTGATATTCTGGTGGTTGATGGAACTAACAACTTTATTCGCTGTTGGGTTGCAACACCTACACTGAGTGATAATGGTGAACATGTTGGTGGCGTGTCTGGGTTTTTGAGTAGTTTGGGTTATGCTATCAAACTGTTGCGTCCAACCAGAGTTATTGTTGTATTTGACGGCAAAGGTGGTAGTGAACGTCGCAGAAAGTTATATCCACAATATAAAGATGGTAGAAAGGTTATGAAACGACTTAATCGTGCATATGAAGATATGAGCGACGGAAATACTGAACAAAAATCAGTTGTGGAGCAAATGGGTAAACTTGTATCTTTTCTACAAGAACTTCCTGTGAGCATTGTGTCAATTGATTATATTGAAGCAGATGACACTATTGGATATATTGCTACACAGATGTATAAAGATAGCAGAATCACTATCATGAGTGCTGATAAAGATTTTCTACAACTGGTAAATGATCGTGTACAAATTTGGAGTCCAATCAAGAAAAAGATTTATGGAGTACAGGATGTAATCAATGAATATGGTATTCATCCCAGCAATTTTATTTATTATCGTATATTAGAAGGAGATTCTTCTGATAATATTGATGGTGTAAGCGGCATTGGACTAAAAACTGCAATCAAAAGATTTCCTATGCTTGTTGAATCAACCGAAACTTCGGTAGAAAATATTCTGCTTCGAGCCAAAGATTGTATCAATGAGTCTAAAGTATATGCTACGGTTGTTGAAAATTCAGAAATTGTACAACGTAACTATACTCTGATGCAACTGAAAGAACCGAATTTTGCACCATCTTTGCAAATGAAGATTGACGAATCGGTACAACGCATATATGATTTCAACAAGTTTCGGTTTATTCAGAAACTAACCACATATGGTATGCATACAAGTATACCAAATTTTCATGTGTGGTTGCAAGAAGTGTTCTATCCTTTATCGGTGTTGGCCACTTCTTAATTTTACATTCTAATTAACAATTGACTAAATAACAAATACGAAATATCGTATTAACTAATAACTATTATGGCACCAGTAATCATCGACAATCTACATAAATTTGGCTTGGAATTTCAAGTAAAAATTGTAGCAAGTATTTTAACTGACAAAGTATTTCTTGAAAGAATATGCGACATTATTGATGTGGATGCGTTTGAAAACGAAGCCCATCAATGGATTCTCAAAGAAATTATTCAATATCATATTCAATACAAAGACTTGCCAACACCGCAAGTATTTAAGGTTCGTATTGACACTATTGAAAATGACGCATTCAAATCTTCTGTGGTACAGCAACTAACACAAGTTTACACAAAAATCAGTGAAAAAGATTTGCAGTTTGTTCGTGAACAATTTCTTGAATTCTGTAAGAATCAAAAGTTGAAGAGTGCTATTATTGAATCAGTTGATCATCTAAAAACTGGTGAATATGATAAAATCAAGGGGTTGGTTGATAAGGCAATGAAGGCTGGTATGGAACGCAATCTTGGTCACAACTATCACAAGGAAGTTGCTGGACGCATGAGTGAAATGTGCCGCAAGACAATTTCTACTGGTTGGGAAGTCATTGACAGCCTTATGGATGGCGGTCTTGGACCTGGTGAACTTGGTATTATTGTGGCTCCAGCGGGCATTGGAAAATCGTGGTTGTTGTGCAGTCTCGGAGCCAGAGCAATGAAATCAGGAAAGAATATTGCTCACTTCACACTGGAACTAAATGAAAACTATGTTGGTCTTCGTTATGATTGTTGTTTTACAGGAATTGAGTTTCAAGAAATTAAACATCGTCAATCCGACGTTGAAGAAAAAATCAAAGACATCAAAGGAAAACTTTTTGTAAAGTATTTTCCATTGAAGACAGTAAGTGCTCAATCATTAAAGTTTCATATTGAACGCATTCAAGCATTGGAAGGAATTCATATTGATGAAATGGTGGTTGATTATGCCGACATTTTGCGTCCTCTTGAAAAAGAAACCAACAGCAACAGCTATAGCGAGGCTGGTGGTATATATGAAGAACTGCGTCAGGCTGCTGGTGAACTACAGATTCCAGTGTGGACTGCTTCACAAACCAATCGCGGCGGTGGTCAAGAAGATGTTGTTCAAGCCCATAACATCGCCGATTCATATCGTAAGATCATGACTGCCGACTTTGTGTTGAGTGTTGCCCGTAATACAACAGACAAAGCCAACAACACTGCTCGTTGTCATGTTATCAAAAATAGATTTGGACCGGATGGTATTACCTTGTATGCCAATATGAACACCAGCACTGGTCAAATTGATTTGTATGACGCCAAATCCAAAGAATCTATGGCAATCCAATCTACTATGGAAGGTGATGATAATAGTGTAAAGAACATGTTGAAAAATAAATGGAACAGTGGTCGCCAAAAGCAAAATGGCGAAAACACCAATTTGTAAGAAAATATTCTAAAATTTTTTTACAAATTTATTTTTTATAAAATGTATTTATTCACCACACAACACCCAACCAAAAATTAACCTTTATGACTATTTTCGACGAACAAATTGCACGCAAACCGAATCGCTATCCTTGGGCACAAGAATATATAGACGCAATGTGGGCGGGACATTGGACTCCAAACGAGTTCACATTTACATCTGACTTGCAACAATACAAGACTGAGATGACTCTACAAGAACAGCTCATCATCAAGAACACATTGAGTGCTATTGGTCAAATTGAAATTTCTGTAAAGAAGTTTTGGACAAAGTTGGGTGATACACTTCCACACCCAGCATTATCTGATTTGGGTATTACTATGGGAAACATTGAAGTTATTCACAACAATGCATATGAAAAACTATTGGATGTGCTACAATTGCAGGATATATTTGAAGAAAATCTAAAGTTGGATATTATTCAAGGACGAATCAAGTATTTACGCAAGTATCTTGATAAGAACTATGAAAATGATAAAAAACAATTTGTATACTCTCTTATTCTATTTACATTGTATGTAGAGAACGTGTCATTATTTAGTCAGTTTTATATCATCAATTGGTTTAATCGCTACAAGGGTCTACTCAAAGACACTGCACAACAAGTTGCATATACAGCCAAAGAAGAAACATTGCATGGTCTTGCTGGCGTTAAGATCGTAAATACAATTCGACAAGAACTGCCAGAATTGTTTGACGCTGAATTGGAAGCACGCATTCTGCACGAAGCCAAAGAATCCTACGATGCCGAATCCAAAATCATTGATTGGATGATTGGTGACTATAAAGATTCAAGAATCAGTGCAGATATTCTCAAAGGATATGTACAAAAAAGATTAAATGATTCACTAGAAATGATTGGATTCAAAAAGATTTTTAATGTGTCTCAAGAAATTATTGATTTGACTATGTGGATGGATGAAGATGTAATGGGTAATACTATGACTGATTTCTTTCACAAGCGTCCTGTAGAGTACTCCAAGAAAACACAGTCTATCACATTCGACGATCTATTTTAATATATATGAGCAAAGACATTTATTGGCTAAACAAAGACAGCGTAACATTTCTTGAAAGAGGATATCTACCCAAGGGTCAAACACCCGAAGAACGAATTCATGAAATATCAAAGGCTGCTGAAAAAATTCTAAAGAAAAAAGGATTTGCTGAAAAGTTTGAGTCTTATATGCACAAGGGATGGTATAGTTTATCATCCCCAGTGTGGGCAAATTTTGGCAATGGTCGAGGATTGTCTATTTCATGCAATGGTTCATATGTGTCTGACACAATGAACTCTATTCTAGAAAAGACTGCTGAAGTGGGTATGCTCACAAAGTATGGTGCTGGAACTTCTGGATATTTCGGAGAACTGCGAGCCAGAGGCACACCAATCAGCGTTGGTGGGTCCAGTTCTGGTCCTGTTCATTTCATGGAAATGTTTGATAGCGTGACCAGAGTTGTTTCACAGTCAAATGTTCGTAGAGGTTCATTTGCTGCATATTTGCCAATTGATCATCCAGATATTATGGAATTTCTTGGTATTCGTGAAGAAGGTCATGCTATTCAAGATTTGAGTATTGGTGTTTGCGTAAACAACAAGTTCATGAAAAAGATGATTGATGGAGACAAAGATGCTCGATCAATCTGGGCAAAAGTACTCAAAAAGCGTTTTGAGAGTGGCTATCCATATATCTTTTTCAGCGACAATGTAAACTATAATGCTCCTCAAGTATACAAAGACAAAAAGATGAAGATACATGCTTCCAATCTTTGTAGCGAAATTTGTTTGAGTTCTTCAGCGGACGAAACATTTGTTTGCAATTTATCATCTATGAATTTGCTTCATTATGATGATTGGAAGACAACTGATGCTGTTGAAACATTGACATACTTTCTTGATGCTGTGATGGAAGATTATATTCATGCAACTGAAAATATTCCGTTTCTCAAGGCTGCTCATAACTTTGCTAAAAATCAAAGAGCACTTGGTATTGGAGTTCTTGGTTGGCATTCATATCTGCAAAGCAAAATGATTGCGTTTGAAAGTCTAGAAGCCAAACTTCTCAATACTCAAATTCATCGTGTTATTCGCGACAAGAGTATTGCTGCAAGCAAAGAAATGGCAGAAGAATATGGTGAACCATCATTGTTGAAGGGGTATGGGTTGAGAAACGTCACCACAATGGCAATCGCACCAACCACAAGCAGTTCATTTATTTTGGGTCAAGTGTCTCCGTCTGTTGAACCGCTCAACAGCAATTATTATACAAAGGATCTTGCCAAGGGTAAATTCACTTATCGTAATCCATATCTTGAAAATGTACTAGAAAAGCATAGCAAGAATACTCAAGAAGTATGGAAAACAATTCTTCACAAGGGTGGTTCTGTACAACACCTTGAATTTTTGAGTGATCATGAAAAAGAAGTATTTAAGACATTTGGTGAAATTAGCCAAAAGGAAATTGTAATACAGGCTGCTGCTCGTCAAAAGTTTATTGATCAGGGGCAAAGTATAAACTTACAGATACATCCCAAGACTTCGGTCAAAGAAGTCAATCAATTGATTATATTCGCTTGGGAACAGGGTATAAAGTGCCTATATTATCAACGTGGCACAAACCCAGCCCAAGAACTTGGACGAAGTATCCTTGATTGTAAGAGTTGTGAGGCTTAAATATTATAAAAACAACACAAACCGCCAATAACATGGCGGTTTTTTTGTGCACCTAACTATTTATATACTAAACGCATATATACACTATGAACAACAGAGATCTTATCAAAAAAGCCATTAAAAAATTAGTATTACAAGAAATTGCCAACAATCAATTTGGTGTACAAGTACACGTAGATAATGCCGACAAAAAAGGTTCTGATGCCTTGGGCAAGGCAATGGGTAAAAATAATGCTGGCAGCATCATTGGAACTGGCAAAACTGCTGGATGTGATGACAATCAAAAGGTTGAGTTGAGCAAGAACGCAGAAGACAACTATGATGTTGTATCAGTTACCAATGAATCTGAACGCAAGATTGCTCGTGGTGTTTCACTTGAAGCTGCTATGGAACTTGTAAAGAAACATGCCGGTGATTCTGAAAAGACATATGTTCAAAAAGCATATGACAAAAGTTTAAAAGGATTTGGACTGAAGACAGCCGAAAGAGATGATGACATGAAGTTGGAAGATACCATGGATGATGCCGATGAAGAATTGCAGATTGATATTGCGGATGACAATACTGAAAAAGCAGATGTTAAAGCAGATAAAGAAAATGCTCCAATCAATAAAGATGTATCTGCATCAATGGGTGGAGAAATGGTAGATAAGATTGAAAAGATTATTGATCGTATCTTAAAGAACAAAGCTGATGCAAAAACCGCTCACTTAAAAACTGACAAAGATATGGAAAGTTCAGACAAGCTTACCACAAAACTAAAAGATACTCCCGCTCTCAAAGAAAAGAAGAAATAATTTATGAAAAAGTCCGAACTAAAATCTCTTATTCGTGAAGTGATAGAAGAAGTTAAAAAAATGGAAAATCCATGTTGGAAAGGCTATAAAGCATATGGTACAAAGAACAAGGGCGGTAAAGAAGTTCCAAACTGCGTTCCTGTTAACGAGAAAGAAGATTTTGGAGATGGATTGCACCGTGAACTGCGCGATGCTCTAAAGAAAAAAAATGCAGAAAAGGCAGTTTATTATAAACAAGCCCTCAGTTCCCCAACAGTCGCAGTTGCGGGGTTTGACAAGCAATTCAAAGGAAGTTGGGCATATGATCAATGGTTAAAAAAGAACGCCGAAGCAATTGCTGCACAAAATGCAGAATTTAAAAGATTTGCATTTATGGGCGAAGTTGAAGAAAACGAAGGAGAAGATTGTCCTCATTGCGAAAATCAAGGGTGGTATGTAGTACAGGATAAATACACCGGCGATCCCGAACTTGAACAGTGTAAGTGGTGCCATACCAATCCAAAGTCAAAGTTCAACATGGGAGAAAAAGATTTGGAAGAAATATATGAATCAACCAAATGGGATATGATCCCAGAAGGTGATGAACATACATGCGAAGGTGATGAATTTTATGAAATATATGGAGATATGAAATACGAACCGGAAAAAATAGAAGAAGCAGAATATCAAGGTCGTAAAGTTAAACTTGGTGTTCCTATGAAGGGTGATGTAAAAAAATCAAAAGTTTATGTTAAGAACCCAAAAGGCAATGTTGTAAAAGTTAATTTCGGCGACAAGAAAATGCGTATCAAAAAGAGTATTCCAAAACGTCGCAAGAGTTTTAGAGCAAGACATAATTGTGCAAATCCAGGTCCAAGACACAAAGCAAGATACTGGTCTTGCAGAGCATGGTAAAAATTTAAATAACATTTGTTTATACCCAAAAATCCCCACTATATAAAAGTGGGGTTTTTTATGATATGGTACTTGACTTTCTATAAAAAGAAGTCATAGTTATGCACATGAGTAAAACAAAGAAATATTCAATCAACGAAGTCAAAGACATCATTGATACTTGCTATTCACTCAAGCCCGAAAAGCTGTTTATGGGCGAATTGAAATGGAAGTATCTTGTACGCAGTGCTTTGCGTGGCAAAAATATTCTGTTGCTTGGACCGGCTGGTCAAGGCAAGACATTGGCGGTTCAATGCTTGGTTGACGCACTCAAGCGACGTGAAAACTATT